TATGTGCCGCTAATCGTCGCCGCAGGTTTCATTCATGTAGGTGGTTGTGGTGAGTGGTGGGTGCTTGACTTTTATGGGCGATCCCTCATTGTGAGGGATTCGCCCTCCTTGTTAGTTAGGAGAAGAACATGATCTGTGGTCACTGCAGCAAGAAGCATGAGGCAGTCGTTGAGGTTGCTCGTTGTGCATACACCGCTTACAGCAGCAGCAAGGATGGAGTTACGCCTGCGTTCAGGAAGGCGATGGACGCTCGCTTCAAGACCAAGAAGGAGGTGAAAGCATGATAGTACGTTCTCGTGAGTTCAGGTTTGTCGCTCATCGTCCGTTCGTGAAGATGGTGCGGCTTGACGATCCGTGGATGGACAAGTGCATCAACTGTGAGCACTTTGTATCCGATCCGTGGATTTCTGTGTGTGATTGGTGCAGGGAGGCCGACGGGCTGAAGTAGTACATAGGGGTGGGTGTGCCGGAACAGTTGGCACATCCACCCCTTCTCTCGTGACGTTTCGTTCATTATCTGTTGGAGGTAAAGATGTTCAAGTTCACCCGTACAACTGCTGTGTTCAAATGCGACTATTGCGGTGGGGGTGCAGAGTCCGCTGACCTGTCGTACGTCAAGCAGATCGCTGCCAATCACATCGATTGCAACCCTGACTACAACCCCACCCTCCCAATGTTCACCTACTACGGTCACGACTACCACGTGGAGGAAGTGTGATGGCGTTCCGGAAAACCATCGACAAACCAGCGTCGTGGCGCGTCGAACTGTACTGCGACACGTGCCACAACCACATCGTCACAATCGATAATGATGACGAGTTGGGCGTACAAGCCATACGTTTGCGCAACATCGCCCCGCACGTGATGAGAAACCACACGTGCTACACAGGCATGGCACCCAGATCATGATCGACTACATTGGCTTCGTTCTAGTCGTCTTATCGTTTTCTATGCTGTTTTGCGGCATAGATCACGCTCGGCGCACGGTGAGTTATCGTCGTCGGGTTGTTAGGGGGAACCCCCACAAGTGAGGGGTTCCCCCCTTTATGTATATCAGTATCAAAATATGACCTTAGGAGGGTCAGGTTATGTCCAACAACACCGTCGTCGTTGACGACAACAAGTGGGTACCTACGCCCACAGTTATGAAGCGTCTTGCCCTGCGCGGTATTGACGTTGAGATCTCCGCTTCGTCTGCGGAACTGTTTGAACAACTCAAGATGACCATTGAGTCCGCTGAAATTGAGCGCGGCAAGGTGGCTGTCATTTGTTACGTCCTATCGTCCAGGTCGTACACCATTCCGCAGATCGTCAAGGAGATAGACAACCGTTACGCCGAGCAGATGGTACGTAAACTCACTGCTGAGGGTCTTGTGCACCTCCGCTGTGATGAGGTCAACAGCGTTATTGAGGCTGTGAACGACGGCAATCTCACAGTCGCAGAGTTGGAAGATGTTACGTCCAACTCGGCTCCGTCCAAGAATAGTGAGCAGGTGCGTACTGCCGCTATCAAGAAGCGGTTCACGTCCGTTCAGATGAACGACGATGAGTCCAAGGCTGAGGCTACTGATGATCAAGTCAGTGCGGCTATCGAAGAGGTTACGGCTCGCACGGGCATGACTGTTCCTGCAGTTGTCGCTCAACTGTCACAGGATCTCGGTACTAAAGCCAAGCGTCGCGAGGCTGACCAGGAAGGTGGCACCGAGGTACAGACTGTTGAGTACTACCTCAAGTTGGCTAAGAAGGCCGCCGTCACTCATGCTCCTCAAGGTTATGAGATGACACCCGCAGACCTCACTGCGTTTGCTCAGTTCATTACTAAGGTTCTACTCAGCGACGAACAGCGTCAGAATCTGTTCGAGTTGATCAAGAACAAAGTGCGTGCGCTTCAGCCCACCAAGTGATGTACACAGAGGTCATCTGCACATACCTTTACGGAGGTAGTGCATACAGAGATCCCATCTGGCGCATTGACCGTTGGGAAGGACAAGGCTCTAGCCGCACTCGCAAGCACAGCGAGACTATGAGCCACCAGGCCATGATCAAGTCAATCCCCATCTGGGAGTTGCGCGGGTTCAAGGTCAACATCCCTAAGTACACACTCACCACTAACCAGCCTCGCTGGTAGTTTCCCCCATGGGGGGTCGGTAGGTCACTGTTCGACCTATCGGCCCCCCTTTTTTTGGTCTCACTTTCACTCAAACGCTCCCCCCCTGACTCGTCACGCTGCTGACACATATCGCCTCCGCTTTTCCGTACCCCGCTGAGACGTAGCGGGTAGTTATCCACAGTCGCACGTGATTAGCGGGTAGTGGTTGTGGATAACCGCGAGGATTTTTGTGCGTACTGAATACATGCAAAAATCGGTGCTTGTTTCCACAGGTTATCCACATTCTTGCTTGACATAAGCAATTAATCAGAGTAAGATTACTTATGTAATCAACCAATACGACCTAGGAGGGTCAATGAGTAACAACGACTACCAAACAATCTACGACGAGGCTTATGCCGCTGGCATAGACGCAGCCAAAGCCAAAGTGCCTGTGCCCATGCTCGTGGGCACGCCGTCCACGCCACTAGGCAACGACATAGATCCGAGCAAGACGATCTACTACGTCTCTGCCGGTGTGTGCGGGTTCGCATGGGTTCACTTCCCAGCCAATACAGGATGGGGCCGCTGGGCCAAGAAGAATGTCGGGAAAACCGATTTCCACGCAGCCTGCCGCAGGGGTTACCCAAATGGCCTGGATATCTGGATCACCACCGGTAATCAGTCAATGGAAACCAAGGAAGCGTTCGCTCAGGCTTTCGCTGGTGTTCTCCAATCCCACGGCATCGAAGATGCCTACGCTGCAAGCAGGATGGACTAGCCATGAACCTACAAATGCAGGCCGTAGTCGTCGGCAACATCCAACGGTCATTGTCCAACAGGCTCGCTGGCAAACTGCCGCTGACCAAGGACGATCACCGCAAGGCTGTGCTCCTGCTGGAGCAGATGACCGGCGAACAGATCATGCCCGCTAGTGGGCGTGTTACAGACAAGGTATGCCACAGAGCCTTGGAGATCGCTGACTCCTTCAGGCGGCAGATCGACAACGCTTACGAGGAGGCCAATCGTGTACATAGCACCTGATGAGATAGGCAAGCCGGTGGACTTTTACCGGCCCCGTGGCCCGTTCACCCGCACGCCAGGGCGGTTAGCCATGCGTGCCTTGCAGGAGGCTAACTGGCGTGCCCTGGACTACTCAGATCAGTTCCTTGAGTGCTCGAATTGCGGTTGCACATACAAAGAGGTGGATAGCGGCACGTTCGACTACCACTACAAAACCGGAGCGAGGGAGTTTACCTGTGAGTGAGATACACGATATCTGGTACGAACTCGACAAAATGAACCAGCACTTAGGCATGATCTCTGAGTACCTGCGTGTCATCGCTGAGAAGAACACCTAATGTACGAGCGTTGCTACCACGCCGATTTGCTTCTCACTGATGAAACCGTCAATACCGAACCGCTGTTCGAGTGCGCTAACTGCGGCTTGACCAGCCTGATTGGTGACTTTGAGGAGGTGTATTAGAAGTGGCTTCTGAATATGAGGCAATCGCCACGGTGAGGATGATCTGCACAGCAGAGGACGATCAAGAGGCAAAAGATCGTATGTACGCGATCCTGAATGACTGTGTGTTCTCTGTTGACAGTCTTGATCTCGTCTAACTTGCTTGACATAACAGGGTAAGTCAAGTAAGATAGTCCCTATCAACAACAACCTAGGAGGTAACAAGTGTCCCTATCCCGCAAGCATTTCTGCTTCATGGCAGTGGAGTTCGGCTCCATATTCCGTGACATTGACTCACGGTTCACTCACGGCAACGAGACGCACGAGGCTTGTGCCGATTACGTCCGTGAGGCTCAGTTCTCGTTCGAACGCATGTGCAAGACAGACAACCCACTCTTTGACCGAGAGAAGTTTCAAGATTGGGTCGCTGACGTCCGCTACGGGCGTCGTGACCTCACCGGCAAGAAGGTGGCGTAGTGACTCTCCACGTCGTCCCCGACCACCACGACCCTGACGAGCGCACGTATGGCTCCGAGGGGCCGCCGGTGCGTAGGTTCCACGTCACCTTTTTCTCGTCAGACACAGTGACAACCCTCGTCAGCGTGTCAGCCACGAGCGACGTGCACGCCAAAGACCTAGCCGCAGAAGAAGCCGCTGAACTGTACGAGTGCGACTGCGAGGTCTTTTACCGCCAGACCGCCGAGGTCGATGACGAATACGGAGGTATCACAAGTGTGTGAGTGCTGTCTTACAGCCAAGTCTGATGATGACTTGTGCGAGAACTGCCAACAGGAATACCACACGTGGCTTGTTTGGCGCGATCTTTGGGAGCGCGAGCAAGTAAGCCGCCTTGAGTGGGTCAGCGTCCAGCGTGACGGCGTAGACGATGACCTGGAAGGAGCACCATTCTAATGAGCGAGATACGTAATGTCGGTGGCCTACCCGTCACGCCGTACAACGGCACAGGCGGCTGGTCAGGGACACAGACAAGCAAAGACCGCGCTGAGCGCATGGTGTCTACGGGTGAACTTTCCCGTACCCAAGCCATTGTTGTTCAGCAACTTGCGTACAAGCAGATGGACGGTTGCACCGTGCATGAGATCAGTATTCCGACTGAGGATGGTCAGGGCTGGATGCACCACGGCTCCGTGAGTGGTGCGCTGTCCAACCTGCACCAGCACGGCAAGATCTCTCGCTTGGCTAGCAAGCGGAACAACTGCCACATCTACTGCCTCAACACTTTCGTTCGTGGCAGGGAGTTGTCTCATTTTACTCCGCACAAGAAGCACAAGACCAAGTTCACGTTGTCCGACAAGGCCAAGCCCAATCCCAAGGCTGTGGCTGACTACCTCATGCGCCAGCCTCTCATGGTCAAGGTGCATGACGCTTTGATCCCCATTACCCCGCAGGTTGCGGAGGAAATGGCACGGGAGATCACCGATCTCTCGTAAACCTAATCAGCCTTTAGGAGGGCTAATGTCTATTTACGCAGCAACACCTACCGAAGCACAACCCACAAGCGCATCTCTGCGCTACAACGAGTGCCACGTATTCATCCGTGACGGGCACACCCGAGGCCACGACGACGCTATGGTCGGTCAGCAAGGCATAGCCGTCTGGCGGCCCAGCGAGTTGCGCTGGTACTTCACTCCGTTCGGCTCAACCGAGAACGCCCGCTGGGTGCGGTTCCATCAACTTGGTTTCTGCCCCATGCCAGGTGACCAGGTACTCGCCTTGAGCAGCCAGGTTCCTGTTGAGTACCAGTACGACAGGTACAGCAACAACTTGGAGCCCCAACAGATACGGGATCGGCTGATCACCGTCACATCGGTTGAGTGGAGTAAGCGTGACCGTGACGGCACCCTTAACGACAGTTGCTCGCCTGTGGCTTGGGTGTGGGGTGAGGTCAAGTCACGCCAGAAGCCAGACGACACCGAGCAGGTGCGTTTCATGGCGGGTGGCCCCGACATACTGAACTGGATGTTCCCTGAGTACTCGTCGCTAGGTGACAAGGACATTGTGGGTCGCAACCTTGCGTTCCACGAGTTCCACTTGCTCTCTGCCCGCCTCAATCACGAGTCGCACGACAAGGATTGCTACATGCGCGACGTCAATCTCCTGGGTCAGATGCTTGAGGAAGAGGCGACGGATCGTGATTGGTGCGGCGAGTACGACGAGTTCATCAGCACCTTCAATGAGAAGTCCAAGGTCGCTTACATCGAACCCCGCAGTTACGACTACGAGGTTGAGGTGGAGGTTGAGGTCACTTTGCGTATCAACCAGACAGTCACCACATCAGCCGCCAGCGCGGACGAAGCCCGTGACCACGTTGGCGATATGGATCTTGACGAGATGGGCATTGATATCGACAACGTGCTCTCCCAACGCAGTTACGACGTTCACGCCACAGACATTCACAACGTCGGTAACGCTGAGCAGATCTAGTGCTAACATCAGGCCAACGGTAAGACCCTCCTAATGGTTATTGGTTACCGTTGATTAGGGAAAAGCCCCGCCTATCCAACCCCTCGTGGTGGGCGGGGCTCTCTTATGCCCCTAACTCGTTGCGTACGACTCCTATCTCGTTACGCTGCTGGGACATATTTAGGGCGCGTCTTTTGGCGTCCCTTTTCGCTGTCCTTATGCGGTCACATTCCCTGCATTGGCGTTTGCCTGCCTTGGTTATGCGAGTATTTTTCTCGTCATACGTGTGCCCATTGACGCACTCTGTTTTCAGCCGATTCGCGTGCTCTTGTCGCATGATGTTTTCGCTGGAAGTCACCGGTTCTAGGTGTTCTGGGTTGACGCATATGCGGTTGCGGCAGAGGTGGTCTAGTTGGTGTCCTTGAGGAATGGGTCCGTTGTAGTGCTCCCAGCAGATTCGGTGTGCTACTCGCTGTCGGTGCCCTGGGCCTCTTTGCCATTTTCCGTAGCCATTGGAGGTTTGGTCGCCTAGCCAGAACCAGCATCCGTCGTCTTGTATGCGTATGAGGCGGTCCATCCTCGCTAACTCGGCGCGGTTGAGGGAATGTTTGCTCATTTTGGCACCTTATGTTTGACCTAACTCTAATGTCAATGATACGCTTGAGTTATGACCGATTATCAATCCAACCTAGCGGAATGGGTCAGCGAGTACCCCGATCTGGCTCGTTTCTTCGAAAGCCCCGTGATAGCCGCGATTTTCTCGCAAGAACGACCAATGAGAGAGGAGGACAGTGAATGGCAAGCGTTGATAGCCAACCTAAAGCCCGAAAAAGAAAAGTAGATTGGCTCATGGTCATGAGGCTGATAGATGAGTTGCCTGACGGTGAGGCTGCGCTGGTGGGTGAGTTTGACCAATCGGTGAGGACTCATATCCGCAAAGGACGGATTTCTTATCTTGATCCAGACAAGTACGTCGTTTGGACGCAGCGGGTTCCTGGCAAGCACCGAAACAGGGCCAATTTGTACATGATGAAGCGGTCTGAATGAAGTCGCCTGCTCGTGACAATGGGTGGGAGCGCGTAATCACTGCATGTTTCGCTGGTTACGGGCTTCACGTGTCTTGGGATGGTAAGCATCGGCTTTTTTCGGGTATCCCGACGTTCCAGATCAAACGTTTCAACCCAAGGAAAGAAAGTAACTTGTGGGCGCGACTTCCAGATTACTTCAACCGTTCTGAGGGTAATGAATCAGCGGCTTTGTGCATGATCGTCGCTAACAAGCAATATGGCGATGCAGAGGATCAGTTGGTTGTTTTACGACTGAACACTTTCCTTGCATTACTTACCGAAGTGAGAAACAACGAAGAAAGTTGGAAAAGTTATGTCAAATCAACAACTCCCTTCAATCACGGGAGAGTTCGGAGTCGTTCAGGAGCCTGATCTCCGTTGGAATGACGCTGGACGTCCCTGGGTGAAGGTCCGTGGGGCTGCTAAGTCCCGTAAATACGACAAAGACACAAATGAGTGGGTCGATGGTGACACGTTGTACATCGACATTCTTCTCAGCGGCAAGATGGCTGAGCATGTAACCGAATCCGTGACCGTTGGCGACGCGATTACCGTTTCTGGTCGGTTGGGCTACAACGAGTGGACTGATAAAGACGGTGGCAAGCGGCACTCGTATCAGATCCTTGCCGATTACATCGGTGTGAGTGTCCGGTTTGGGCCTCAGAAGTCCGCTCGTCTTGAGTCTGGAATGAAGCAAAGCCCAGCGACAGCGGCTAACTACGCCTCAGATCAGTCTGAGCCAGACCCACCGTTCTAACAAAAGAAGGTGGGCCTTCGGGCTTCCCCTCCCGTCGGCCCACCTTTGGAGTGAGTAAACAACTTTCAGCCAAGAAAGTTGACGTAAGCATACCACCCCTGTATGTTTTTTCGACCAGTGAGTAAGTAACTAGCCAAGAAAGGAGATCTACGGGCGATGCCGCCGTCTGCGGCTAGCCAAGAGTCCCCCCGTGACTCATCCACCACCCGACAAGATTTCATGGGTAGGGTGCGACGCATGTGGAAAGCAGCGGGTCGAACTCATCTAGCCTGGAAAGAACTCTGCCCAGACATTGACCGTAGAACGTAAGTCATGGAAGAAGTAATCGAACAGTTGCAGTTATCTGCCCTGTATCACGCTTCCCAATCCACGATTGCCGCTACTGAGGTTTTTAGTCGTTGTGATCTTGACGATTTTGAGCCTAATCAGCAGCAAAAGGTCGGGACGATCTTGGTACAGATGCTCCGAGAGGACTTCATTGAGCCTTTAGCGGTGCAAGAGCGAATGATGAAAGAGTCACAGGCGTTGCATAAGTGGTTCTGCATGTATGTCGCGGACAACTACTACACGACAGCCTCATATTGCGCCGCCAGGGTGCACGAGTATGCCAATAAGCGTCGTCTCATAGCGACGTTGACGACGGCTCAGGCAGCCCTGGAGAGGAACAATGAGGTTCCCGACGTCATAGGTGAGTTGCAGCGTGGCCTAGCAATAACTGAGGCTCACGTCGATAGCAGTCTGCCGATCATCAGCCTGGAAGACATGCTGGCGACTGAGGACGATATTCGGCCCTGGATTGTGCCGTCGATGCTCCGCACTAACGAGCGACTCATTATCACTGGCCCTGAGGGTGGTGGTAAGTCAGTCCTGGTGGCTCAGATGTGCCTGGGTGCCGCTATGGGTGTGAACACGATGAGCGCGACGCTGGAAAAGCATGAGCCAATGAGTGTCCTCATGCTTGACGTTGAGAATGATCGGCTTCAGATCAGGGATAACGCGAGGAAGGTGTATCCGACCCTTAAGGAGATGCAGCCGGGGGTGACCCCTGAGATTGAGTGGTTCGACCAGACAGCCATCGACCTGTCCGATCCCCTGAGTGAGCAGAAACTCATCAAGGCGGTCAAGGAACGGCAACCTAACCTCCTGTACATGGGCAGCCTGTATCGGCTTGCCCCTGAGGGTGACAAAGTGGATGCGGCGTTCACGCACGTTTCCCGTGTCGTAGACCGTATCCGTCAGGAGGTCGGCTGTTCGGTGATGCTGGAGGCTCACGCTGGTCACGGCATGATGAATGACCGCAACGGTATGAGGCCGTATGGGTCAAGCATGTGGATGCGGTGGCCTGAGTTCGGGTTCGGCATGGTGAAGCATCGTGCTAGTGGCGCGGTTCAGTTGAAGCCCTGGCGCGGAATGAGATCAGATGATCGGCTGTGGCCTGCCGGGATGCGGCGCGGCCCTCTGCTACCGTGGCAGATGATTGACATAGCGGAGTGGGAGGAACGCTATGGCGACGAGTAGTTACTGCAAGAAACACCACGGGCAGCCCACAGATTGTGACCGTTGCCCAGGCCCAGGGAAAGTCCTTGGAGTCCAATGGGAATGTTCCTGCAAATGCCACAAGGAGGCCATCAATGCGTAGATTCCTACTGTTCCTGGCAATTGGGATAGCGGCGGTGCTGTTCATCGGTATTAAGGCTGGCCCGTCGTTCGGTGACGATCACTTCAACTACAAGAACCCGTGGAAGCCGACCAAGAATGTGGATGAGATACCGGACTCGCTTTACCGTGGTTGGCATTACGAAAAAAAGTGGGAGCCGTTTCGGAAATGCCTACTGCGTAGAGAGTCAGGCTCTAACTTCAAGGCAGACTCAAGCGGTGGTTCCGGCGGTTTTCAGTTCGTCCAGAAAACCTGGGATCACTACGTTGCCAAGGCAGATCCTGGGTATGTTGGCGTGCGACCAAACAAGGCACCTCCTTATTTACAGGAAGAAGTTTTTTGGATTGCAGTTAATCCCACGCCTCGCAAACCAGGACTTGCCGGAAGACACCATTGGTCGGCTTCTCATGCTCACGGTGCTGGATACACGCACGTCAAGGATTGTTGATGTACTCAGATTGGAAGGAAACAGTGAACCCTCAGAAAAATAAAGGAGACGGCTTTGAGCGAGTCATTGTTGGAGCAATTGAGGATGCTGGACTCAGCGCGTGGAGAACTAGAGCGGGTTGGACAGACGATAGAGGAGATATCGCAGGCCTTGACGGAGTTGTCGTTGAGTGTAAGAACCATTCAAGGCTTGATCTCAGCGGCTGGATCAAGGAACTGGCTAGAGAAGTCAGTAACGCAGGTGCAAGAAGGGGAGTCGTTGTACACAAAAGGAAGGGTGTATCAGATCCGAACGAACAGTACGTCACGATGACTGTTCGGGACTGGCTAGCGATGGAGAAGGAGATCCGTGATGAACTTTTCACTCGTTCCGTATGACTGGCCCCTGTACATATTCCTCGCCGCCATATTCTGCGCTATTGGAGTGCCAGTAAGTCTGGCTTACCGAGAGTGGAAGCGTGGCCGGGGGTAAGTTCACGGAGAAAACCCGTCGCCTAATAGCGGAAAGGGCTAAAGGCTGGTGTGAGTTATGCGGGTTGCCTCTCCGTACCGCTGCACAGATCCATCACAGACGCCCCCGAGGAATGGGCGGGACAAGCAGCACCGAAGCGAAGTCCCCCGCAAACGGGCTGTGGATTCACTTCAAGTGCCATGAAAGAGTCGAACGCTTTCGTGAAGAAGCGATCAAGAATGGTTGGATTGTTCCGCAAGGGCAGCCTCCTGTTGAAACACCTGTTCTAACGTCTTCGGGGTGGCGGCTTCTGGATGATCGTGGGTCTTCAACCCCTTGCGAGCCACCAAAGAACTGATATCGACCACGTTGTCAGGCTTAGGTGTTTTACTGGTATCAAGAATGTCGGTCACGTTGTGGCTCCTTTGATGCCATCGGATGAGTGCCTTCACTTTACGCTCTGATGTTTCGCTGAACTCAGCGATCTCTCCGACTGTCCAGTCAAGAGTGTCTTTGAGTTCGTAAAAAACGCTGGAGTATTGGTCTACTAGATGGTTGCTGACCTCGTTTCTCATGCGCGTAAGCATGTTCATTCGGTTCTGTGGGTCGGCTTCTTTGTCTATGTAAGTAAACAGATCCCTAATAGCCTGGTGATTGACATAACCATACATAGCCTGTATTGTACGTGACATAAGTAATAACGACTAGGAAGGAAACACCGTGTTCAACGACGCTCAAAAAGAACAACTTCTCAAGCCCATCAATGGCAGCCGCATAGCCCAACGCAAAGGTGGCGGCGGCAAGCAGTTGTCGTACCTAGAAGCCTGGGACGTCAAAGCCCACATGATCCGCATATTCGGGTTTGGTGGCTGGTCATGGAATGTCAGCAACGCGGAACTAATGTTTGAATCCGAAGACAGCGGTAAGTGGAACGTCGGCTACAAGGTCATTGGCACTCTCACCATCGGTGATGCCGTCTACACAGAAGCCGCAGTCGGCTCGTCAACGCTGCCCCAGCGCGGAGAAGCGCACGACATGGCGGTCAAGACCGCTGAGAGCGATGCTTTCAAGCGTGCCGCTATCAACCTCGGTGACCAGTTCGGCCTGAGCCTGTACAACAACGGCAGCCTGAAGCCTGTCGTCGGTCGTACCTTGGCGGACGGTGAGATCGATGAGTGAGATTGACTTTAAGAAGATCCTCACTGACTACCAGGCAGATCAGCCGCGCACTAGGCAGTCCCGTGAAGGCAGGCTAGGCCCCTCAGATATCGGGTTTTGCCGCAACAAAGCGGTGTTGGTTTCACGTGAAACAAAGCCAACTGATGAGGTCAATAACTGGCCTGCTGCGGTCGGGACCGCCATGCACGACTACATAGAGTCGGCGTGCGAAGGGCGCGGGTGGATTCTTGGCAGCAAGGACAAGCGGCGGGTGTCCGCTACGTTGCCGTCGGGTGCTGAGATCACTGGCACGCCTGACATCATCATGCCCAAGGAGAACCAGATCGTTGACATAAAGACTGTCAATGGGTTCGAATGGATACGACGCAACGGCCCGAACACTTCCCACCTGTACCAACGGCATTTATACGCCCTAGGAGCCATACAGGAGGGCTTGCTAGAGGAAGATGGGCTCACGGTAGCCAACGCCTACTTCGACCGTTCTGGATCGAATCAGGACGTCGTGTGGTTTGAGGAACCCTTCGACCCTAACTTGACCTTAGAGATCGATTCGTGGGTTGAGGACGTCATCTACGCAGTCAGGCACGGCGAAGACTCTTCTAAGGACGTAGCCGCACCCGTGTGCGAACGGATCTGCGAGTTCTTCACCGTATGCCGAGGCGGGTTAGACGACAGCCACAGCGACGGCATGATCACCGACACCGATCTGCTGTCCCACATCGACCTGTACGTCGAAGGCGGCAAGTTAGAGGCAGAAGGCCGCAAGATGAAATCGGCAGCCAAGCCGTTCCTTGGCGGGGTCAGCGGAATGACAAGCACTCACCAAGTCAGGTGGGTCACTGTGAACGCGAGCAGGGTCGAAGCGTACGAGCGAGACACTTACGAAAGACTTGACGTACGCAAGCGCAGAGTATGATCGGTTGCCCCCTCAAGAGGTCAAACTCTTGGGGGGGTCACCCTCTTTAACCCAGCGGATAAGACATCCCACAGGGCAGTCCCGAGGAAACAGATCAGGTTCCTGGCACTCACAAGTCACTTAGGCTGACGCTTAGCCCAGGCGTTAGCGACCGCCGACGGGTACACATCGAACTTAGCCTTGGCCGCTTTGATCTGCCGAGGCGTCAGTTTCTTAGCCCGAATCTTCTTTTTCTTGGGCTGCTTCTTCTCCCAGAAAGGCTTATCGGCCACGACTCTTTACCCTGAACTTGCGCGTGCGTCCCCGAGCAGGCGGTTCTCCCCTGTTACGAGTCGCAATCAAAGCGTCCATGCTTTTCTCGCCACGCAACGGCTTATCGCGCAAACGATCTTGATTCTGCTGTTTCTGCGCACGCTTACGGTTTGACGGAGGCTCACCTTTTTCTACCAAGTCACGCATACCTTCGCGTTCTTTGCGAGTTGTTATACCGTAAAGCGAGTCTTTGCGACCTTGCGTTGGAGTTTTACTCCGATTTGGAGGTTCGCTTTTCTTCTTCTTCTTCAACGTGTAAGGCTTCTTAGGCCTACGCATTTTGTATTCAGCCATTTACTTGCCCTTCTTCCCGCCCTTGGGAATACCCTTAAAGGACGTTCCACAACCACACGGTCCACATGGAATCATTTCGTTTCCTCCTAACAATCCCACTTACGTAACGCCAGGGCTTTCCTGGTCGGCTTACCATTCTTCATCATAGGGCCTTTCACGCCCCCCATACGAGCACAAAAACTTTTTCTACGAGCAGCCTTCTTCGGAGATTTCTTCGCGGCCTTCGCGCTGACAGGCGGTTTCAGGTTAGATCCTTCAGCCTTAGCGGAAGCACGCCCCTTAGCGTTCAGCCCACCCTCAGGGTTCTTGCCTGCGCTGCGAGTCCACGCGGCAGTCTTGTACTTCTTAGTCATCTTCTTACTAGGCGTCCGCTTCTTTGCCCTAACTTTAGTTGCCATCGCCCTTGTCCTTCTTGTCCATATTTAATATGCCATTGACAATCGCACCCAAGATAGCCACCAAGCCACCAGCAATAGTCGCATCCAACGCGGCATCAGGGCTAGCAGACTTCCCAACAATGATCCCCACAAAAACCAAGGGAACAGTCGCAGCGAGTATCAGGCGTGAGTAATCCATTACATGCCCTTAGTGAAGATCCGTTCGTGAGCCTTAGGCCCATACTGAGACTTGTCTTCCATCTCAGGTGCCCAATGCTCGTTATAGGACTCCATGGCGCGTGCGGGATAAACCTGCTCATACTTAACGGGGCTGTTCTTCCACGACCCATACCCGATATCGCTCAACCGGCACGCCAGTCTCCATGCGGCAGCGGAAGCAAGTTCCCTATCGTCGTTAGCAAATGCGACATTCTCGTATGGTGGAATCTTGGAATCCCAGTAACCAGAACTCAAACCCTTGAAGAACCCATCGCCCTTGTACCACTGACAGCCGGTGATGTAACCCGCTGTCGCTGCGTAGTAAGAGTTCCAGCCCTTAAGCCTGATCTCTACGCGGTCGATGTACCCAGAACGTTTGTAATCAACGCTCCAACCTGTCATGTCGTTGTCCGCAATCCACGCATGTCCATACTGCCCCGCTGTTGAGTAGATGATCGCTCCACGAGGAATAGCAGCCCACCACGACTTGTCCTTGTAGTCAGGGCACTTCGTCTTATAGACAGCATCGACCGCAGCCCACGCCTGCGTCGCGCTGCTTGCCCAGGCAGGAAGGCCGTATGCCTGTCGGCATGACGATTGACATAATCCTTTCCAGGATTGCGTCGGGTTCTTCGACTGGTTAGCCAACCATTCAATAGCCCCATCGACGTCCCTATTCGACATCCTCGTCCTCCCAAACCACTTCGACCTGATCCTGAAGTTCGTTCTCACCAGGATGCGGCTCAGGAACTAACTCCCCAAGGAGATCGTTAGCCCGGTCTTCCTCATCGTCGTAAATCTTCTCGCTCATCCATGCTCCTTAATCGCGTTCCAAGTGGCTGCGCCATGATCAATAAGAAAACCAGAATTAAGGTCGGGCCGGTTCCACGCATACCAGAACACGAACTTCCCACCCGCGTACTCGTACGTGTCCTTAACCAACTGCTCGGCTTTCTCGTCGGTAGCGATGGGATCACCCAGGAGGCCATACAAAGTCTCTGTCACCCACACCTTCTTCGTCGGGCAACCCATCTCAGCCATCGTGTCCCGCACATCCCAGAACATTTTGTCCCACCGCTTCGCGCCCTTACCAGGCTCGGGGTAAATGTGGGTCGCTACGAAATCAATGCCGCACCAGTTCTTGTCCTTCAACGCCTGGAGGTACTTCGTTGCTTTCTTCATGCCGCCGCTGCTATCCCTTGGCAGCACAGACGCAGACCCAATCAGGGCTGCTTCGTCGTTGCACTTAATGATGCGGCTAGCGTCCTTAGTCATCTGCGCTAAAAGGTTCCGCTGCTTCATATCCCACGGGTACATGAAGTCCGCTAGTTGCGGCTCATTCCAGATCTCGTACGCCTTAATGCGGCCTCCGTAACGTTGCGAGAGGTTTGAGACGAACGGCTTCCACGAATTGTCTGGATCACCTGGAAGACTATTACTCCCAGCCCCAAGCCAAGGAGCAGCGTGAGGGGCATTAGGGTCTGCGGCGGCCCACTGCGGGGTGGCTGCGATGACATAAGTGATGTGCTTCCCTTCGTACTTATCCATGAGCCTGTCCATGCGAGCCCAGTTAAAAGATCCGGGAGCCGTGTGAATGTCTTTCCATGTGACACCGCAGTCCCACAAACGCACATGAGTCACGTCACCAACAGGGTCAGTATCCTGAGGGCTCGTGAAGTGCATTCCGATCATTTTTTGCACCCGCAATCTAAAGATTCACGGATCGCCCGAACTTCGCCTTCCATAGTTTTCTGGTCAAACGCTATTTGGCTAACACGGTCGTCAAGGCTACGCCCAGCGTTAGGAAACAGTTGATACTCAAGTCGCTCAATGCGGTCGCTCAAAGTGCGGCCCTTGCGGTCAACACCAAGCATGACGTCCATACGATTGATCGCCTTGTACGTGGCGTACCCGAACTTAAAGATAACGAGCAGAGCGACAATTAAACCGGCAGTACCAAGTATCCACTCAACGACCATGAAGTCATGCACATCCATTTAGGCACCGCTACTCAGGCTCATCCGGCGATAGATGAGTCAAAGCCAAAGCAGGAGCCAGCAGGCTACCCAGCAAGGCAATCCACAACGGAGCCACCGACTCGCTGATAGCACCGTAAGCCACCAGCAACGGAACAATCGTCAGAGCGACACCGTAGAGCCACTTGCGTCCCTCACGAGACATCAACTTACTCATCATCTTCAGCCACCTCCGGCGCGACAAACTCATTTAAGTTAGCGTCATAAGTAAAACCGATACCAGCGTACCGGCCCCTGGTCTTACCGTTGAAACTCGTGCGAATCCAGGTTCCCGGCAAGCCAATGCCATTCACGTAAGCCTGAATTGCTGCGTCGTTCTCATCACCACCAAGACCGTCAGGTACGACGATGACTTCACGGACGATTCCGTCCTCTACTCGTGCTGCGTGCGCCATTACTAACCTTCCTACGCTGTTCTAACTCTTACGATTACGACACCGCTGCCGCCAGCGCCACCGGTACCGGAGTAACCAGCACCAGCACCACCGCCCGTGTTGGCGGTTCCGTCCGACCCGGCAACGCTTGATCCTCCTGCATTACCACCACCACCAGAACCGCCAGAACCTCCGGTGATGCTGCCACCGCCGCCTCCACCACCAGCGCGAGTGACTGCTGAACCTGTGATGCTGGATGACAAGCCTGCTCCTCCGTTACCGCCCGTGCCGCTGCCGCTGCCTACCGAACCAGCACCGCCAGCACCACCACCTGCACCACCGCCTTGAATGCTTGGCTGTCGTACTGACCCGTCGTTGCCTTGTCCAGATAGACCTGTGCCTACAACTCCAGTTGTACTGACACCTTCCCCGCCACCGGAACCACCGTTTGTCGGTGACAAGGAAGCAGTTCCACCACCGCCGCCACCAACCCCGTAGTAACTACCAATGCGGCTACCAACACCGGGGAAAGCAGGTGCGGAAGTAGTTGGTGCTGCGGCTCCACCTGCGCCAACGGCTACGGTCAAAGTCCCAGCGGATAGATACGCGCTTCCAGCGTCTAGGTACCCGCCTGCGCCTCCTCCTCCACCACCGTTGCGGCCTCCGCCGCCGCCACCACCAACGACAAGAACGTCAGCAAACCCAGCCGTGTTCACCGTCAGCGATCCACTCGCCGTGAATGAGTAGTACGCATACGTCGCTGCGCCAGAAGTGTAAGTTCCCGTAGCCGTGTTACCGATAGAAGCAAAACCAGCAACAGCGGTGTACGGACGCGCTACACGGATGACGACCTTGCCGCTACCGCCTTGACCAGGAGGCTGACCGGCTCCCGAACCACCACCCGTGTTAGCGGTTCCATTAGACGAGGCGCCCGCCACGCCAGCGGTTCCACCGCCTGCCCCGCCAGAACCCTGATTAGAACCAGTAGGCATGTGGCCTCCACCGCCGCCGCCGTAGGTCACAGCCGATCCACTAAATGAGTTGCTTACGCCTGAACCGCCGTTGCCTGCCGTTCCACTAACAGCATCCGTGCCAGCAGCACCAGCACCACCACCACCGCCGCCACCTACCAGCGAGAAAGTACCGGAACCAAAAGCGGCGCCGCCGTCATTACCAAGTGTCGTCAGACCCGTACCGCCAACACCATTCTCACCGGCAGCCTCAGAACCGCCGCCACCGCCTGAGCCTCCGTGATTGCCTGGCGCAAGACCGGAACTGTCGGGACGACTTCCGCCGCCACCGCCGCCGGGTGCAACCGCAGAACCAACACGAGAAGCCGCCCCTGAGAAACCCTCCGACGTGCTCTTTCCTTGGCTTGGCCCTCCTGCACCGACAACAACGGTCTGAGAACCCGCACCAAAGTAAAAGTTCGACGCAACCAGAACGCCACCTGCGCCGCCGCCTCCGGCTCCGCCTGCCGTGTTGTAGCCACCCGATCCACCGCCGCCAACGACGAGTACGTCAGCAATGCCAGCCTGCGAAACCGTTATGGACGACGACGCATTGAACTCCCAATAGTCATACGTCACTCCACCGCTGGTGTAGTTACCCGTCGGGGTGTCACTAATCGCTGCACCAGCAAGACCAGCACCACCGATCTGCGTACCACCCAAATACAACTTAGCGGTCGTTGGCATCAGTCAGTCACCACATACAAGGTCGTAGCAACAGGAGTAAGAGCGTCATACTCCGCTTGAGTAAGAGCGATCACTTCAACAATGCTCGCGTCTGCGCTTTCCACAGCGGTAGCAATCAGGTCAGCAACATTTCTTGATCGTGTCATTACTTTCCCTTATCCGATGCGGTACCGAATGATGACCATGCCGTCTGATCCCTTTGCTCCGCGAGTAGCCGTAGTTCCCATGTTTCCACCGCTGCCACAACCGACGCCGGATGCGTTTGATCCCTGACTGTTATTGGATTGCGCTCCGTCGCCGCCACCACCTGAGCCGCCTGTCCCACCTTGGCCGGTGCTGTACCCGCCGCCTCCGCCGCCAGCGGCGTAGCCACGAGAGATCCCATCGAACTTGTAATTCGCTAAGCCGTCCCCGCCATTTCCACCTAGGTAGTTGCTGTCCATTCCAGCGTCGCCACCTTGGGAGACGTACCCGCCGCCGCCACCGCCTGAATAGCCCGGTGTCGCACCGCTGCCTGCTCCACCTGCATGGCCTTGACCGGATGTTCCTGACCCACCAGCGGGTTGCCCAACAATGCTGGCCCCGGAACTGGCCCCCCCGCCTGAGCCACCTGAGTAACCAACCCGAGTTCCTGAGTACGACATGGCACCGTTTCCGCCTGCAACAGCGGTCAAGGCTCCGAAGGTGGAATCTTGCGCGATGTAGTTCGCATCAACGTAGTAAAACGGCCCATACCCGCTGTAACAGGCACCCTTGCCGACGGAAACCGTGTAAGTAGAAGCGGTGACTCCGTAATCAAAGTTTAAAAGCATACCTCCGGCTCCACCGCCGCCTCCGCCGTATGAGTTGGTACTGCCACCCATACCAGATCCCCCACCCCCGACACACAAAAAGTCAACAATTCCGGCTTGGGAGAACGTAATACCCCAACTCGTTTGCGTCCCTGTGTAATCCCATCTGTGGACGCGGTACTGACCACCGTTTACGGTGCCAGCGGTTCCGTCACCCGTAAACGTGTACGCGGTAGCAGCACCCGTGGTGCTACTCGCATAGGCCCAGTTTTCTGGAGCAAGCCCAGACACAATCTGGGCAGAACCGAACGGGTTTCTTAGGCGATCAATAGACATTTAGGAAATCTCCGATCCGAACAGAGCGAACGTTAGATTCGCGTTACTTGCGCTCACACGCACGTACTTATTAGTTGCATCAAGGGTCAAACCAAGCGTCAGCCCGACCGTCTCAAAACCCATCAACACATCGTTACGAACAATGTACTTGCTGGCTGCTGGCTCTCCAGTATTGGCATCCGAGATAGCAATTGTGTAGTAAGCAGCCGTGTTACTCCGGTTGCAGATCGTTAGCGTGGAGACGACCGCTGCCGTAGCGGAAGGGCAGGTGTAAAGCGTGGAGTGTTCGAACGCCGTAAGCGTGCCTGTCGCTGCCGCACTCGTTACATCGGAAGCGACCGAGGCGAACGAAAGAGTAGTGCTGGTCACAGCGGTGACGGTGCGAATACCGTCGAACGCTGCATCAGCAGTATCCATCGCAACGCTTACCTGCTGGCCCACGCCAATACTGTGTGACGCGCTCAACGTCAACGTAGCGACGTTGCTTGTTAGTACCTTATTGGTGACCGAAAGAGACGACGCGCTAGACGCTGCCTGCCCCAACACCTTGTATGTTGTGCCCACTTAGGCTCCCATCAATAAAATTGGACTGAAACCCGCACTAGCGAGTTCAGATTGAGTGGCAAACAACGCATTTGCTTGTGTCTGCGTGTAAGTGTCCGCCACCGAGAACGAAGCGAACGCGACCACCAACACCTCATCACCAGCGGTAGCACCGCTAGCCAGAGTCACCGTGTTCGTGGAAGTCGTGTAATCGTTACCCGGCGACAGCAGTACACCGTTTAGGAAAACTTGAATGAGCGATCCCGTAAACGACAGGGATACACCGTTCCGGTCATTACCCGTGAACGCTGTCTGCGATCCAGTAGCCGTGTACTCGTAAGTAATAATTGACGCTGTTGCAGCGGCACTCGCCTTAATCCAGGCAGAACCGTCATAGACGTACATGCCGATCTGCTCTGATGTACCCGTGTCCAAGTAGAACAACGCACCAGAAACCAGCGGATCGCCATCGTTGTCGGTGGTCGGGAATGACGACTTGGCCCCCAAATACCTATCATCAAATTGATCTAATGCTGCTGCGGCGGCGGCGGCAGAGTTAGCAGCCTCAACGGCACTAGTCGCAGATTGAGCAGCCGACGTTGAGGAGTTTGTTGCAGACGTAGCCGCGTTTGTCTCACTCACAAGAGCCGCAGCCGCGCTAGCAGCAGCCGCCGCAACGCTGCCAGCCGTGTTAGCAGTAATAGTCGTCTCAACCCACGTCTTCGTCGCAGCGTCCTGAGCGTTAGTCGGATCAACCATGTTCTTGATCTTGTAAGTACTGGTCAGGTCAACGTCTTCAACGATCCGTGGGTGTGCCGTCGTCGCACGCCAGCCGTTACTAGACGAGTAGATGTACAGGATCTCCTCATCGGTGGCGTAATACGTTTGCCCAACAACCAGACTCGTGCTCGGACGGAGGGCTAACGTGCCAACGGAGATATGCTGAGTCGTGTCATTGACGTGTGTGTTCGCTTCACGAGCGTCCGTAGCAGTCAAGATGTGCTCTACAACAGAACCAATAGCGTGGGATTGCGCGGAAGTCTGGTCTGCTGCACGACCGGTAGACCCAGTACCGTCATCGGCTAGAACAGTTAGATCACTTCCGTTATGAGAACTGCACAGGATCTTCTCTTCGTTGCTCTTAGTCCGGTTAATAACAATAAAGAACGGGCCAGGAGCACCGTCAGGCCAACCCGTAAACCCTTCGGTTTGGATAGTCATATCCCCAGCAGCAACCGCCGCTGCAAGGAACGTCGATTGGGCAGAGCCCCTGTAATCACGTACAACCATCAGACTATTTCCTCCACTACTAGCGTGTAGGTTCCCTGCCAGCCCGTTCCACCACTTGTGAGGCTTTCAGGTTTCCACTCAAAGCCAGTAGCGTGGACAGAGTACACGACCCCACTCTCTTGATAGTTAAATAACCGACCGCTTTCAACTAAGGTCATCAAAAAGTCTAGTTCAGCAACAGGGTCACGGATAGCCTTAACCCCATTTATGTCCAGTTCTTGATAGTTCATAACCGGTACTTGCCATTTAGACGCCTTGCCTTTAGCCGGTATCGACCGCATCTCCCAACGAGTAATAGGGCTGCCGCCTTTGAGCGTCGGCAACACCACGTAACGCGGCTGGAAACGGGAAAACAGGAGCCCATCCAGAGTCTTGTTGCCCGTGCTCACGTTCGTATTACTCATCAAAACCCTAGAACTACGGAACCAGTCACCGCCGTCAGCCTTGTAATCCAGGTACAGGGTGCCGTCGTTGGGCATCCACTTAGCCATTTGGTACAGGGCAGCCTTATTGTCCTCAACGGCGTACGACAAAATGCCTTGCTCTAGCCAGCCAGCGGACGCATTATCAATCATCTCTGCAAACAACTTGCCACCAGCCATAGCGAAAACGCGACGGCCGCTTACGCCGTCTTGCTGAACTGATACGGCAGCAATCGTGGTGACCGAAGTAATAGATTCTTGCAACGTGCCTCGTGGGTCAGCGGATATGGCAGAAACTTGCTGCGCTGAAGTCAACGGAAACTCAGGCCAATCATTTGTGGTCTGGTCGTACGCGACAAGGTCGTTCGCAAACGCGGGGCTAGCCACGCCACCAGCGAACGTGGACAAATCCATGCGCCCTAAGCCCTGGCTCGTGTTCTTCGGAAACTCTGAGAACACTTGATCGTTGTTAGTCACCGAGTAGTACTGATCCGAGATAAGACTGTTCGTGTACCACACAAACTGGTTCTGTCCCTCAAAGTCGTACACCGGTGAGTTCGTCTCAATCAGGGCACCCAACGTAAGCAGACCGTTATTGAGAAGAGCCATACGGATTCCGGACATGTTGCCAATAAAGATGAAACCTAGGTACTCGCTGATGCAGTAACCAATCTCACCGTCGGGCAGCGTCACAGCAACCGTAGGTGTCAATAAGGTTCCTGAATCGTCAACAATCAAACGGTGCACCTGGTACTTGTCACCAGCACCACCCAGGAAGTACGTGCCATCTGGAGCATCAGTGCCGTCTATCCAACGGTAAGCAGTCTGTGGATGCGTGTACACCAACGCCGGTGTCCCGCTAGTCACCTCATACAACTGGTTCGCTGAGGTCGTGTACAACCGGTCTTTCGACCACAAGACCATTGTGTGATCTCCAGTACCAGCGTCGTACGTAGTTACCAACGTCAGCGTGCCGCTGTTGTTGTTAAACGCGCTTACCTGATTATCGTGGGCTACGTAAAAAATCTCACCATCAGTAGTAACGTCGTAAACCGTGCCCGTGACTGTAAGAGTTTGCTCAGTCCACGTAGTAAAGTCCGTGATCATAAAGACCGTAGACTCGCCAGCACCAAACAAGTCACCATTGACTTCCTGAATGTGGGTGCGTGACGTGTTAGAAAACCCTAGGTTCTTAACCATGTTGGTTTTGTTCAAACAACTAAACCGCCACTTGCTGAACGGGTTGACGTTCCAAGACCTGTAATAACGCTCATTGTCGCTGTCATTACGATCCATGTTTGTCTGGCCCATGCCCTTATGCCACGACGAAACTGTTTGACGCCACACGCCCTGCGGCAGCAGCAACAGGTCACGGTTCGTGTCCACGTTCCGCTGCTCCACCACATTAATGTGAGTGCGTATCCATTGGCCGTTAGCGTTATCGCACAAGAACGCACGACCAGCAATACCCACAACATTCGGGTTGCCGTCAGCCAGAGCACTCTGGAGAGCGTCGTAGAACGGCTCACTAACCGTTGGGGTAAGTGCTAGGGAATAATCCTCAACGCTCGTGCTCATCAGATCCCCATGTAAATGGGCTGGTTACGCAACTGACGTGAATACTCTTCGTTCACCCGCGCAGCGTAAGCCCTTTCCATGCGCGTAGCGTCCCCTATGTTTGACTCCGGTGGAACCTCCGCGCTACGCCTAGCATCCGTCTGCGTCTGCACCTGGTTGCGGCGAGACTCCGTAGTACGGATCAAGCCAATAGCAACACCCAGCGGGGGTATGTCCAATTGGGTGCTCGTCAAACCAACAGTTGTTTCCACATCGTCAGCCAACGTTGTTGCTTCCGTAAACGGAGCGCGGTACGTAAACTCCAGTTGCGCACCACCCGAAGGAACGTTTTGCAACAACTGGATTCTGTCTTCCATGCGCCGGTACGTGTTGTTCGGCATCTCGTACCAAACATCCGGCGTACCAGGAAGCCGATACCGCACCCTCGCTAAACCGACCATGTTCAATGCGGCTGTTGGGATGTCGTAAGTCTGGTACGTCGTGTTAATGGACTTAGTGAAAGTACCGACCTTGTATAAGCCCCTGTTAGGAGACGACAACTGACGGAACTGGTTGTTCAACTGGCTGAACGCATACCACTGAGTCATGCGCGGACGGACATACACGAAGTCACCAGCCGACCCTGAAGGGCACGGAGCATTGTCATACCCAGGGATTACCCTGATGCTGCGGCTACCTGTATTGACTGTGCGGACGTACCACACGTTCAACCCGCTAGACAGGATCATTCCCGGTTGGATCTGAGTCATATCCATGTCCAGGAAGATCTCAGTCTGCCCAGCCGCGTAATCCGTTTTGATCAAGTTCAGTTGCTCAGTCAACGTGCCATACGTCAGCCTGCGCACCTCACTTACAAGGTCACTCATCGTCGTTGCCATTAGACCGCCTCAAATTGGTAGCCAGCAGCCACCAGGCTAGTGTAAGCAAAACTTGTGTCGTCAGTAATGAACTGGTGACCGCCTGGAAGATACACCGTCGCAGCCTTGATGTCGCTATTCAACGGGACAGATACTTCTGTCACCGTTCCATCAGCAGCAATCAAGATGCTGTTCTGTGCCGGAGGTGGCCGGAAGTACTCCCACAAGAACGTCCCACTTGTTCCATATGTTGGAACAGGGTTCTCGTACGTCCCTATCTGCGCAGTAGTAGACGTAGCCTGGGTGATTAATCGCACTTGGGCCATAGCAGCGTCCTAACTTGCGTCAACCCATTGACGACCATCCCACCGATAGGTAGTCCTACCGACAGTAAACCGGTCACCCCTTTGGGGTTTGCGCGTGTAACCCTTCCGATCCCTAGAAGCCTGAATTAAGTCTTGTCTCAACCTCGCGGCTGCTGCACCTGCCGTATTAAACTCACCCGGCACAGGAGCGTTACGCTTATCTCTTTCTGTTTTTGCTTTTTGCCGAGAAGCCTCGTAACGGCTACCACCGCCTGAACCAGACTCGTAGGTCTTTCGTTTATCAGCCATGTTAGGAGCATCAGTGTTGCTGCTCATCATGTTATAAACATTCCGGTCCATCTTACTCAAACCTTCAAGACCCTTACCTTTACCGCCTAGTTGCGGTTTGCCTTTTGCGCCAGCACCGCTCACGTTTGAAGGCAATTGATCAGGAGTTTCCGTGGTGGGTTTGGGCTTATCCGTTTCCGTGGGGGTTGTGGGCTTATCTGTGCCTTTGCCTGGTCCCTTACCGGTGTAGCCGCCGCCCTTACTCAAAGGCTTCCTATTGGCCTTTACGTAACGGCCTTTCTTGGTTTGAACAACGTCGCCAGCCTTACCACGCTTAGCCGTGTCTTGGACCAATCGGATCTTGTTGGTGACACGCTTCTCAGGCTTACCCTTTTGAGCGACATACCCTTTCTTAACCTTCTTGCCATTTACGATGTCGCCCTTTTTGACCCACTGTGTATTGCTCTGGGAAACAGCCATTCCATTCTCCTAAGAAAGTTCCCCTCCCCGATGGCTTTAACCGAACGGGGAGGGGAAACCGTCACGCTGTGTTGATGTGAACCAAGGAGTCATGTCGGAAAATTGAGTAACCGACCAAGTGGTGCCAACCAACGCTGGCGAAACGACGCAACTTGTCCACAACCGGAGCCACGACCGTGTTCGGGGTCGGGCCAAAGCCGGGAGCCGTGCTAAACACCTTCGCAAACGCCTCTGAACCCATCAAGATGGCTTTAGTGGCTGTTGGCAAGTGGTTGTTAGCAATAATGTTTACGCCTTCGTAAGTACCGACCTGGCCGTAGAAGATGTTGTTCTGGGCCATGCCTTCCTCACGCATCGTCACATCGCGCCAACCGGACTGGTTGCTGCTGCTCAGAGCCTCGCCACGGAGGGCCATGACCTGAGCCGGTGAAGCAATCAGCGTCCAGTAGGAGCCGTTCATCGGACGAGCGTTGGCCTGCTGCAAAGCGAGAACAGCCGAACGGATGCCAGCAGACGAAAGGCCACTGGAATCTGTCACAGTCGCAACAGTTCCGGTTGTGCCATCGTCGTAGGACACCGAAGCGGCCTGCAAAGCGGTCGCAGCGAGGGTGTCAATGGAGACACCAGCGTTGTAGCCGACGCGCTCTCCCACCAGCGGGTCAATCGGCACCATGCTTGTGCCACGGAGAAGCGCGGTCGTGGTGACAGCGTTTCCGTACTCAGCCATGGAGACGACCAATCCGCGAGAATCCATCGCAGCGGAGTCAACGTCGATGTTCTCCAGCAGAGGAGTTGTTGCCTCAGCCAGATCGTCAACGAATGAAAACCGGACGCTAGATCCACGGTGGGTCTGCTTGGTGCCGCGCACCGTTGCAAACTGGTCAAGGATCAGTTGCGGACGGAGCGAGGGGTAGACCGTCAGGTTGTAGGCGGTCTGAACAAATTGCGAGCCAACACCAAGATCAATCTGCGGTGCCGGAGCGTTAATAGTTGCGGGACCAGCAGCGGTTACGACCTCTCCAGGGGAGTAGGACGGGGCCGCTACGGGGCCGTTCTGGTTGGTACCAGGTGTTCCGGTACCTGCTTCTGCTGCCATGAGATGTTTCCTCGTTTCTAGTATTCGTCAGAGGCTGTCGGTATTCCGTACTCCTGTGCAACGGCGAGCATGGCGTTTACCCCACCTTCAACAAGGGCTTCTTCCATACGCGATAACGCTGCCGCTTCCGTAACATTCTCTGCTGACCCACCAGCCGCAGCCGCCATTATGCGGTCTTGCGCCGGGTTGTAACCAGCCTGAGCCTGTTCTTCTTCGTCATCGTCAACGATCTCAACAAAGCCAGCGTAGACAGCAGCCTCAATAATCGAGTCCTCGTCCAGTTGACCGTCGTACCCCTTAATGAAGTACTCCATGCCGGGATCTTCCGCAGTCAGTCCAAGCCGAGCAAACGCGAGTTCTCGTTTCATGGATTCGACTTCAGCCTCTAACTTTTTTGACTTGCCAGCGGCTCGCCGTAAACCCTTGATTGAGTTCTCGTCTTCTTCCTCGTACTCGTAACCTTCTTCGCTCATTGCACTCTCCTTTTTCATACTCACGGCACGCAGAGGTACGCCCGTGGGGGTTTTTTGTATGCCAAATACACGTACAGCCAACGGCCCGATGACTGCCGGAACTGCTGTTCTCTAGCCCACGCCTTACTCAGGCGGCCAGTTGTGAACAACCTGTGGATAACCTAGCACTATCTTTGAGATTTGCCAATACCCGACGCGCCCTCGTTGTTTGAGACAAAACCGCCGCCACCCGCGTACTGGCCGATTTCGGCTTGTCTGGCTCTACGGATTTGCTCGTTGTAATCGGCGGTGCCAAACGTCCCCCTAATAAGGGCGTCCTGAGTGATAGTGTTATTTCTGCCTTGAGTTAAGGCCGCGTCTCTAGCCACTTGACCAAAGCCCCGCCGAGCACCCTCTTGATCGACTCCAGCCTCAAACAACTCTTCAGCGATGTCTCTGGTGGTATTGACACCCTGAATCAAGCCTTGACCAGCGATATTAGAAGCAGCGTACTGACGCTCTAGCAGTGGCATAGCCTTCTCAGGGTCTAGGAAGTACGCAGCCAAGCCGCCTTGCCCAACCCCATAGAAGTCTTGGAACTGAGTCCTCATTTGCTGAGAAACAGTCTGCGTAGCGTTAGACGCTAAAACAACCCGATTCTCTAACTCACGCCCTGAAACCTCATTTGTCAGCAACGTTGTAACCGAGTCCTTACCAAGCATCCCCTCAGGCAACCCGTACTCCCGTTCCAAGCGAGTAGCGTTCCGCTCAAACTCAATGTACTCACCCTCGCTGATTCCACGACGTTTTTGAGCCAAAGCCTCCATCGCAGGAAACCGGTCTTTGTACGCAGGTGTCTTTCTTAACTCCAGCAGAACTGCATCTGCTGAGTAATCCTGACGAGCCCACTTTTCAATGTCACTGTACAAACCCATCAAGCCGTAACTCTCGAAAGCGTTCTTCAAGGTAGCGATGACACGGTTTTGTTCAGAAAGTTTTGCTTGCTTCGCTTGTTCCATAAGGAACGACTCGTACGCGCTAGGGCCGTTTTGTACCTGACCACGATTTCGATAGGCAGCAACAGCGTCTTGGCGGCGAGCGACAGCATCTTGCTTGACGGCATCAGTCGCGCCTTTTTCGTTGTAATCCGAATCTGTCTGCGCGATGATCGATTGCAGTTGTGCGTAATCCATTAGTAAGTACCTCCAGAACTAAGAATCCCCATGCGCCTAAGAACTTGAGTACCCGTATCAACCATCTTGTCGCGCCCCTGCTGCGTGTTATTAAGCCAATAGGGTTGCTCACGTAACTTCATCTTGTAGTCCCAAAGGCTCATAGGTACGCCCCCCTCACCGCCATCCAAACCCATCCGCAGGAAGTCGTCGTTAAGATTAATCTGGTTCATGTCCATCTCGTACGTGTCAGACAGCACCCGAATGTACGGGCTCACCAGATCCATAACGTTCTCACCGCTAAGAACCCTGTCTCTGTACATAGGAAACGCGCTAGCCGCATTTTCGCGGATTTCTCTTTCGTAATCGTCACGGTTGCCTAGACCCTTGTTAATAGCCAAAACAGCCCCTGAAAAGTACCCGTCACTCATCTGGACACCGTTCTCTCGCGCCAAGGTCTTTAAGATCTCTTCGTTATCTCCAGCCTCACCAAAGAAATCTGAACCGTCACCGGTCGCTTCTTGCCGCGTGTAATTTGACAAAATATCTTGCATCATTTCTGGCCTAGAACTCCAACCATCCATGAGGTATTGCTCAGCCAGGACGTCTATCTGATCCTCAACGTTGTAGCCCTTAGCAGAAGCCTCACGCCGCAGAATCGCTTTAGCGTTAGCGACCTCGATTTTGTAGGTTTCAGGATCGACGGCCTTCATAGCCAGGTAATCACGCGCAGTTTGCGACGTGTTCCTGTACTCGTCTGTTTCCAGAATGGCGTTCAGGAAGTTGTTTCTGCCCTCGCCCTGCCAAACCTCCTGAACAAACCAACCAGCATTGACACCTTCTTGGAACACCGTGTAGTAGTTGCTGCCGGGGTACAACGGGTTATCGATAGTCAACAACCCTTTAAGCCACTCAGGAATAGTGGTGTAGTCAACCTCATCGTCCATCGCTCCAGGACGATCAGAAGTAACATCATTGGGAGCCATTACGCACCACCTAACATCCGCAGCAATTCCATACCAGCGTTATTCACCGCTTGAGTGTCCATGTAATCGTCATCCATCTGACCGTACTCCTCGGCAAACTGACCTCGGTTCAACCCCTGCCTAACAACAGAAGTTTGACTAGATCCGTCAGCAGAACGCCTAGTTTTTGTCACGCGGGGGCTTTCTTTTTCCGACGCATTTAACGCGGTGTAAAAATTGTCGTACTCAATCTCAGTAGGCCTTCTACCCAATTGCGAAGCAAGTGACTTCTCCAATAAGTCCCTGGCATCCGAAGGGCTTGATAAGTCAACCTGCCGCGTTGTCGTATTAAGCGGTACTCCGCCTCCACCACCACTTCCTCCTCCACGCTGTTGATCACGGCGCGTGAGTTTGTTAATCATAAAACTCCACACGTCCTGCACGTTGCCGGTCTGTTGCCCGTACTGAGCAGCCTGCTTAGTGTTCCGTTCCCACTCTGTATAACCCTGGTTTACCGTGTCAATGCCCTTGCGGTCATTAGCCAAAGCGGAGTAGTAACGCCATTGTTCCTGCTGATCTTGCGTCAAATCCCAATATGCAGTCTCAGCGCGATCAATCTCAACCTCACGCGCATACCGGTTTACAGCATTAGCAGCACCAGGCGTGTACAAATACTGATCCATCATTGGAGGCAGTTTGACTTTGCCATCAACAAGATTGCCGCCTGTCTGAATTATCATCCATTCATCAGGGCCGCTCTCGCCATCAAGTACTGACTCTCCTGGGTTCCTAGCCAACTGGTGCCTCCAACCGCTCTTGATTAATTACCCGACGTAGATTCGTTTGCACAGCAGGATCTGTGTCCGATGACAAGTACAGGTCAAACATTTCAGCCCACCTGTCATCAGCCATCCGCAACTCCTCCTGGAACCCTTCCCAGTAAATCTTGACATTTCTGTTCTCCGGCTTATCAATGCCGCCTTCAATAGAGTTCACAAAATTACCAACACGGTTACGTGTACTGACGTACACACTCATGCACTTCCAGGTGTTTTCCATACCTTCGTTAAACATAAACTGCTTGAAGTCATCATCAGCCAGAGCCAACCTAAGGGTTTGATTAGCGGCAACAGTCTTACCTCTACCAGCATCTTCATAATCCAAAGTCCAGCCTGAAAACAACGGGTTAGCCGTCATGTCCTCTATTAAAGCCTCTTTCTTGAACTTAAGATCCTCGGCTCCACGCTGCTGGAAGTTCCGCAGCCCACGATCAAACAATTGACCCTCAAGCGCGTCCACACGTGCCCGGTAGTTAACCCAACCTGTGACACGCTGCGCTTCCTGAATCTGTTCGTCGGGGGCTAGATCCTCACGCCACTTTATCCCCTTGCCAGGAATGTGGTTTAGTTTTTGCCAAGTGCGAGCGTTACGGTCGTAATCATTACGAGTAGCACGCATATTGGTAAGCATCCCTAGCACGCCGTAGTTGTCTTTTGAGATGTTGTCAGCCACATCATCAATCAACGGGGCAAACCGCTTAGCGTCCTCCACAGCCACCAACTGCGGAGCAATACCACCCATGCCCGTGCTCGTAGTAGCCCGTGCTCCCGAAGCCATTAAGTAACCAAACTTTTCTTGGAAATCCCCACCAGGGTTACTGTCAGGGTTACTCCGGTCAGACTGATCAAAGTAAGCCCTGACCAACTCCTGCAACGCTTCTTCTGGTGTGCCAATCTTCGGCGGAGTCAAGATCGGGTAGGGAGTGGCAGGAGTTGGCAAACCCTGAGCACCAATAACATCAAACAAAAACTGATCCAGCACAATCTCGTTTAGTTCATCGCCTGACGGAGCCGTGTCCCGTTGGCCTGTGTAGAAGTTATTCATCTCACGGATGTAAACAGTGTTGTACTTGTACCCATAAGCAGCACTTAAAGTGTCGCGTGCGTTTTTGCCTTTCTGCACCCACCCAGGCAAAATCTTGTCCCAAGACAAGTACTCCTCGCTGTATGAACCTTCCTCACCAAACAGGTACTTCTTAAACTCGCCGTAGAACTGGTCACCCTCTTCATCACCTAACAGCGTTTTGACTATCTTCGGTGTCGTGACAGGCAAGAAGCCAGCCTTCATAGCCTCGCTAGCAGGAATGATTTGCAGTGGCCCCATGCGTGGAACCATGCCGTAACCCGTCTCAGGGCTCAACGTGTTTAGTCCGCCTTTGTTGAACTTAACGACACTGTTTTCGTCGATCCCCAAAACGTCCTTAAACACACTGTTCTCTTTTACCTTTTTGGGAATAGGGATAAGGATGTTTCCTTCGTCATCTTCTATCCCAAGTTTCTGCGGGAACCGCCAAACATCAATTGCTAACGGCCCTAACCACGGGTCACGTTGAAGCAACTTACCAATAACGGTTACGGAGTTCTGTGTTGCGCTAATAAACGGGAAGGCGTACTCGCCGTACTTGCCAAGGTTGGTGCGCCGCTCAATCGTGTACAACCATTGACGAGTATCAGCCAACGATTGCCGGTGAGAAGCAACTTCGATAGCCCGAAGTTTTTTCAACGGTATTCGGATCTCGCCGTCTTGCCCAATGCTCCTAGCCACCATCTTGGCTGCCGCGTTCTTTTCACCAAGTTGCTGTGCCCCCTCGAACTGGCTTCGAGATATGCCCATAGCCTTAAGTTCTTTATCGGTAGGAATAAACTCGTTATCCCAATAGTCACGGATTAGGTCATCCCGCGTTAACTTAAACTGACGGTTATAGAAAGGCATACGCACGAAAGCGTCCTCAGGCATAGTGCCGATTAGGTTAAACAAACCACCAATCATTCGTGAGTAAATGTCTTGCACTTTCCTAGTACTTGACCGCAAAGTTTCGTCAGCCAAAACCCAGTAGTGCTGTGCGTCTTTGCCAGCCAAACTTGGGTTAATGTCCAAAAACTCTTTAGGCACAGTCATCTCGTCTTTTGGTCCGCGAGCCAGGTACATCTTCACTGACTGAGGCAAGTCCGTAAGAACTTTCTCAATATCCCGTGTCATTACTGCAAGAGGAGTCAAATCCCCAAGCCGACCAGCACCTGTTAGTTGCGGAAGAGAACCTTCACTTCTACGCAGTGTTTCTGCCAAGAACAGTTGCTTAATTTGTGGGATATCCCAAGAGGCATACTCCATGCGGTTTGCTATTTCTTCCAAGTACGCGCGAACAACAGGTGGGGACCAGAACAAGTTGGTTCCTGTATCAACCAGAGCACCTACTGGCTGGTTAGGATCAAACCCTGTTACCCGACCAAACTGCGATAGACCGCCCTCAACTTCTGTTAATTTCGGCGGACGTCCTTTACGTCCACCCGCTTCCCATTTTTGCCATTGTGCTGTGGCTTCAGCCGCTTCATCATCTGTACCCAGCATTTGACGGGTAGACATGTACCACTTTTGACCTGCTTCAGTTTCAGTTACCCACGCAAACACTTCATCTAAGTCAAAGGTTCCGTCGTCTTTCAACGACATGAACATCCGTTGGATTAGTTCGCTAGATGCGTACGTCTGAAGGTTTCTAGCAATACCGTGAGCAATATCGTAAGTAGCGCGCGGCTTGTTCAAGTCCCATTGTCGGGGCTGCACGCTTCCCTTGATACTCCGTAAAAACAGGCTTTCTGACGTGTTAAATCGCAACGACAACCGCTGCTTTGTAGTCATATCGGCAGAGGCAAGTTCTCGGTTCATGTCTGTGAATGGGCCGCTCCACGCATCTCCATAGAACGATCCATCTGCGTTACGAGACGAGCCGCTACCAATACGCCGCTTACGAGCAGCCATATCTCCAAACATCCCCAGCGCGTACTCCTCGTCATACATCAGTTTGAGCAAACGCTCATACGCTTCACGTTCTTCTAACGTTGACCGCAAAAGGTACGCACGACCACCAGGCTCATCGGCAAACAACTGAGCCAAAGCCCGGTCGCTACTCAACGCTTCCACTTGACGGCGAGCACCAATAATGTTGGCTTTCCACCACTTACCAAAACGAGTTCCCGATACCTGCTCTAAACGAGCATCAATGTAAGCGTCTGTTACCTCATTGGTGTCATTCATTATTTGTCGCAACCGGACAAGTTCTGCTTGCGCTTCAGCCTCAGTAACAAAACGTTGAACCGGAATACCGTCGTCTAAGGTCGCAACCGGATATGTTGCTACAAAACCCTCATTTGGGTAAGCCGTAGAAGGTCGTGGCCTCCAGTCACCGGTAATGTCGTCAATTCCTTGTGGCGTCTGCGGGAGTTCTTGCCTATTCCTACCTGCTTTTGCACTACGAGCCGCAGTAACTCCTGCGTACATTGATTGTTCTGGATCTGGATAACCACCTAGTACTGATGGAGTTCTCGGTGAATCCCCACCTAGCAAATCAATAGCCAACCCGTCATCAGATACTCCTTGGATGACATTTCCTTGCTTATCTAAAAGAGGATTGCCTTGCTCATCTACAAGGTCACGCAGTGCGTGTGCAGCAGAAGGCACGGCTCCCTTGCCCTTTCCGCCCTTACCTCTGCCGTACCTCGAAATAAGTAGTTTGGCTTCTTCGAGGCGTTTTTCTGGCGAAAAAATATGACGCTCACCACGGGCTTTCTTTGCGTCTTCCCGCGCATTGATGAGTTCCACAGCCTCCGCTAACGTTGGCCTGCGCGTAGTGGGATCATCCTCGCTTACCCTTCGCGGTTTTTTGCTTGCGGTCGCTGGCGCAGGCAAAACGTCTGGCACTGGCTCACTTGGTGTTTCAGGTGGCTTAAGCCGATCTGGTGCCCCTATCCCGTATTCCTGTGCCGGGAAATCTGTGTAAATTACAGCGTCAGCCTGTGCCCGGTCACCTGTTTCGATTTGGAACCGTTGAGTTGGTATGGGGCCGTCCTGATCGTACTTGTCAGTGTCCTCAAAGAAATCCGTGACCCGCCGGGATCGGGAACTAGACGGTTCGACCAATACCGCTCCAGTAACTGCTGAATTAACTCCGCCGCTCCAGCCCCCTGATTTTCCACGACCCTGGAAAGCAATAACTTGATGAGGCCGGTTATTCCCTGTGCGCATCCGCTTGTCACGAATCCGGTAAAGTTCCTGAAAAATAAGTCTTCGTAGTTCTGGGTTTTCGTTTCCTTTGATTGATGGTTGTAGTTCTGGGATGATGTTGCGATCAGCGTCAAGATAACCGAAACTGCCATCGTTGGCCTCACCCCAACCAATACTTACTTTATCCTCAGGAAGTAACGGCGTATTGTAACGCTGCACGTAGTCAAACTCAGACAGTTCAGGTGGTCCGTCTTTGGTTGGGTTTAACTCGTAATCTAAAAGAGCCTGCTGGTGCAGTCGCCTCTGAACAAGATCCTTGGCTGTCTGCAAACCGTCATTATCTATTACGTCAAATCGTTTAACGTCAAAACCAATACTTCTAGCAACTGCCGTTACAAGACCGTTAGTGCCATCGGTTTCGTTACCAACAAGAATAGTGCGAGTTGCTGCTTGACTGTTAGCGTCGTACGCACGCTTTAACTGCATGTAAATCAATACGCCTACATCTACACGATCACCAGGTAATATCTGCGTACCAGGAGGAGGCAACTTAGTAACGCTCCGAGACTCCGCATTGGGATTGACTACGATTTCGCCTGGAGTGTCATCAGGGAACGTAAACGGCTCGAAATCTTCTGGAAGTTTTGATAACGCAAGTGCCTGTGTTTGTTGGTCTTGCTCGCCGGCGATCTTGCGGATGACGCGCACCTGCGCCGGAGGGCCACTAATGTTGATTCCAGGGCTACCAAACCAGCCGATGTGTTCCATCGCTTCAGGGTTAGCGCGTAACTCAGCCTCGTACGCCGCTTCCCATGCGTCTACTTCTTCCCGTGTAGCCCGTACACCTATTTCTTGTTCACCTAAGTTGAAGGCTTCTAGGTCTAGCGGGTCGTTACTGGTTCTGCCGCCAACAGATGCAGGGCGCGGCTCACTGCCTTTACGCTCTAAGTTCGCTGGATCACGACGATCAACGATAATGTTGCCTTTGTTGTCTCGCACAAGATTGCCGCGTCCATCGTCCCTGGCTCCCCCGCCTCGCGCATTATTTTCTCTAATTTCCCGCAGGAACCGCTGGTAACTTGTACCACGCAGCCTGTTGACTTGTTCACGAACAACACTTTGTTGAGTTTCTTCTGGCACCTCGTCGGCCAGGTCTACTACGTTGAACCGTTGCGGCCCATCTGCTCCAGTCTCAAACGCATCCTCATCGTCGGGAGACAACCGCATGAACTCGTCGGCTTCAGCCTCGTAATCATCAACCGTGCCACCCAAACCAGTGTCGGCTTCGTCTAACGTTTCTAAAGGAACGTCATCAAAATCTGCTTGGTACATCTGACGAGCCAGTTCCGCTACCGGATCGTCACCAGCCAACAGCAGTTCAACGATTTCATCGTCAGTCGCATCCGGATTGTTATTGCGCAGCGTCGTGATACGGGTTTGCAGTGACTTTATAGATACTGGCTGGGGTTCACCGTTTAGATAATCCACCTGATTTTGGTCGGCTGGGGAATACTCACGGATCTCAGGGCTCATACCTAGTTCATCACTAGGCCGCAGAATAGGAACTCCGCTTACCGATACGGCGTCAACTCTGGTTCCAGGAGGATAGGCTCCACCAGGCGCACCCGCAGGCACAGCGTCTGGAACTAAACTTCTACTTCCGTACACCGCAATTCGTACGTTTTGCGGAGCAAGCGACGGTTCTTGTTGCAGAGCAACAACTAACTGCTGCTCCTGTCGGCGTGCTTCCACGTTTTCCGCGCTTCTGCCTTTTGCAACAGCGTCGTCTTTACCACCAGCATCATCCAATCGTGCACGGGCTTTAGCAACGGCCCTAGCAGATCTAGCCTTGTTGACGCCCATAAGGTTGTACACACCGTCAAATGCTGCCTGTGCAGGCCACAGAAGCGGTCGTAGCGAGTGCGTGTAGGCCATAGCACGGATAGAGCCTTCAAAGACGTTACGTTGCGTGTAGGAGGCTCGTAGCAAAGTAGCAGGACGCCACAGGTTATTGAACGTTCCATACAACTTGTTAAACGTTTCTACGCCAAGGTCGGCCCCAATAGTCATGCTTTGCCGCCACTTGCTTTGCAGGCTGGTGTCGGTCCCAACCTGTTTCATGACTTTCTGCAACTCGTCAAAGTTGATGACCATAGTGCCGTTGGCTGCCTGCGCTTCTAAGAACGGGCTGTAATCAATGCCACCTTCAGGGTCAGCCCACCATTTAGTGTCAGGGTCTTTACTGTTTAGCCTTTGAAAGATTTCGTCGCGTTGCCGTTGAGCCTTCTTAATAACCGCCTGCGCAACTGTGGCTACATCCTGGTCGGCTCGCACAAGTTCGTCAGCCAAGCCGTAGTACCTAATAATGTCTTCAGCGACAGCACGCTCAAACATTCTGACCGCTTCGTAACCATCAACCTGACCTTGCTTGATTGCTTTGATTAAGTTGTTACGCAGTTCTGAGCCTCGCTGAACCCGTTCGGGAGTACCTTTGTAAGCATCAATGCTGCGGAGCATCGCGTCTACTTCCCGCTCCATGCCTACCGTGCTTGTGCCTTTTAGACCTAAATACCCGACAGGGTTAGCCTCACCAGCCCAACGCCAAATACGGACGTTACGACGGAACCGACTTACGCCATCAATGCTGGAACTACTGAACCACTCGTTTTGGTTAAAGATGCGGCGGGGTTCGTACACCAACTGACCCATGCCGTCGCGCAATCCCTCACCAGTTTTAGGGTCTGTGCGAACCTGTCGTTTAGGCAGGATGCTCGTGCCTTCTTTGGTGTACTGGTACTTCGCTCGGGCTGATCGCTCACGACTAGCCATCACTGTACGAGAAACAGGGTTGTCCTTGTACGGGACGTAAAAATCTTTGTAACCAAGGCGCAAAGCCGCTAACTCGTCACTGAGGATTTTGCCGGTCGCGTCTGCTTGTTGCAGTGCGGCTTCAGCAATTTTGACGGCCATTACTGGCTCTTGGTCTTGCAGGTCCATAAGTTCGCGTCGCGCTAACGCATCCTTTTCGCCACCAAGAATGATCTGATCAAGTTCCTCAAGGATCTCTAGTTGATCGTCAAGGTCTTTGATAATGGCCGTCTCAAGGTTGTCCATGACATCAGGGTCAACTTCTGTGTCTTGGGTGACTCGTTGTGGTTTGCGTTCTTCTGCGTCTTTTTTCTGTTTTTCTAAAAGTTTTTTGTCGTTAGCGATGTTTTGCTTTGTTTGCTCTAACCAATTGCGAACAATTGGAACATCCTCAGAGCCAGAAGCAACAGCAAGAACTAACGCTTCCTTTTGGCGCAACTTCAAAGCGTCACCCATGGCCGGGTTCACAAAATTACGCAACAGGCGAGTGGCTGTGGCGTCACCCGCCGAGGCACGAATAATCAAAGACGCAGTAATTGGGTCGTTGGCTTGCTCCAACATGTCCGCGAGAATGTCGGCGTTCGGGTTATTCTCAAACTCCCGACGGCGACTTATTTCACGAGCAGTAACTTGTTTTGACCCATCAGCCTTACGCGCCGTTAACTGTTGCGCTAAACGCATAATAGGAGCGATGCTGTTAGTGCTGGGATCAAGTTTCGCAGTTTTCTCCAACAACGCGACTACCCGAGTTAAATCATTCTTGCCATCTACTTGATCAGTAAGACTGTCAAAAACAATTTCTAGTAGAGGCCGGTTATCCCCCGCTTGCTTCGCGGTTTGCGCTTGTGCAGCAACCCCTTCATCAACTTCCTTAATGATTTCAAAAGTTTGTTGATCAAAAGCGTTGGCTGCTTTCTTCTTACCGGCTTTACTAAACGTTGTGCCAAGAGCACCAGCCTTACCCACTTTGGCGACAACACCCGCGCCAATGAGCGGGTCAGCGAACATTAACGCCGCGTCGCCAAAACCACTAAAAAACTTTTCGGGACCAGACGCAAAAGCCTCTACGCGGCTCTCATCATCCATAATGTCAAAGTCTTTATCCTGCAAAGGAGAGTCAGGAGCCAAATACGCAGCAGCAACAAACGGCAAAGTGGCTGGGTTCAATAAGGCCAAGTCTGCCAGCCGACCTTCACCCCGCCGGATACGAGCAGCCTCAATACCAACACTGGTTATGGCGATTTGCATGGGTGAAGGCGCAGCGTCTTCCTTTAACCCAATAGCACCCTCATTAAAGATCTCCCACGGGCTGTACCCGGCACTTAACTCGTCGTACGACAAAGTACGCACTCCGCCAGGAGCAGCAGACAACAAGCCACCAAACCCAATACTGAGCAGGTTGTATCCGCCAGCAAGCCGTTTCCACACGCCGTCCCACACGCTTTCGATGCCGCCTAAATCCAAACCCAAAAGTTCCAGGTCAGCGTCGTCTTCATAGTTAAACAGGCTTGCCATAGCACTTAAGCCACGGTCACGGAGACCTTCCCAAACACCCGCTTCTTTAGCGTTGTCCTCTAACCACTTCTGCGGGTTCTTCCGCATTTCTTCGATTTCTTCAGTCTTGAACGTTTCTGCGATGTCCGTTGGATCGTCTAATCGCGGATCTAGCGTGCGGCTAGTAGGAAACGCTGGTGACAGTTCAGGGTTACGGGCTAACTGGTCAGGACTACGATAAATAGTGTTCAAGTCAGAGTTAGCGACAAGGTTCGGAGAAGTCTGACCGCGCTTACTGCGGTAGTAGTCATAGTTCGGGTTTTCGGGGTTTTGCCACCACTGGTCAACCCGGTACTGCCCTAACTGCTGCTTGTAATCAAAATCGTTTTGGACACGCAACTTTTGTTTTGTGCGCCACGCCTCAATCTCACGTAAACGTTTATTGTTGGCTTTACGAGTATTACTCATGGATTCCTCTGGTCTGTGCTGCGACGAGGATCTTTACCGGTCAAGTTCTTAATAAACGTGTCCCGTGATTGCGTGTCAGGCCACGGGACCAACGCTAAATAAACCGCGTGCGGAGCGGCCTTAACCCCTAACGCTTCCGTGAACGCCGCCAGGTCACGAATAAAACCGTCATTAGCCATAGTTAGCCGCCGCTTCGGATGTACCGGTACAACATTTTGACTGACTGTGGAGTGTCTGGTGCGTTGAGAACCGGTTCAATAAGCGGTAAGAATCGTTGCAGCGACGCGACATCAGCAGCCAAATCAAACTGAGCCGGTCCTTCACCCGCGCCAATAGGTAAACCAGCGGTAATTGGCTCGTCAGGTGCAGCAGTTGGGCTGCTCAAACTAGGCAAGTCGTCAGGAGTCATTGGCGGCGTTCCAGGAGCAGCCATCGGAGGTCCAGCAGCAGGAGAAGCCGCTTGCATGTCGTAGTTCTGCATCAGATCTGTACGGTTGGCGTAACCCTGCCCCGGCGTGCCTTGCCGCTTACCGCCTTGCTTCTTCGCTCTTGGCATCAGACCGTCGCCCTACCCATGCCAGGATCACGAACACCTTTACGGAGCGTGTTGAGCATGTTCCCTAGGCTTTCCTGCGTCTGGTTTGCTCCCGGTATTTGTGCCGCAGCCTCAGGGCCAGCCATAGCCGACATAGCCGCTGGAGCCATCATCGCTTCTGCGCTCGGTCGCCCTTCCGCTTCTTGCTCTCTTTGGGCTTCTTCCGCTGCGTCTTCCGTGACTTTAGCGAACGCTTCAGCAAGTTCCATCTTGTCGGTGCGCACCAAACGCATGATCTTCGCCAACACTAACGGCGGTATCGCGCCCTGAGACGCCTGATTCTGGATCGACTGCACCAAAGCCTGCTCAATACCCTCAGCAGTCACCCGGTCACGCTCCACCTCAGGGTTATCCACAAAAGGGTCCATGCTGGCCGCTGTCTCCTTAGACATGATGCCCAAACCGATCCGCTGACCCATCCCAATCATCAACTGATTCAAATCAGAGCCAACAACCGGGTAAGAAACCACATGCTCCGATTCCTTAAACACAGTTTCCGCCTTGTACGTCACAGCAGAGTTCGTGTTACCAGTCCCGACGTAAATAGTCACCGGCTCGTTGCCAAGCACTTTCTTAGCCAACGCGATGCACGCCTTATTTTCTTCCGTCAAAGCGAAACCAAACGTTTCCTGCGCTTCAGCCACGGGGTAGTCAATAACTGCGCTTAACACGGCGTCCCCGCGCCTACCCGTACGTATGTTCGAACCGCTTTCACCGCCGAACTCCGCTGGAATACCCGCGCTTACGCGCTGCGCCCTTTCCAAACGGTCAATAGTGGGGTTCGTTAGATACCCAGGTTGCGACTGCACCTCACGAATATCACCACCGCTAATAACGTTGACCATGCCGGTGCGCCCGTCGTGAGGCCCGTCAAGGAAGCGACCTACCTCACCAGGGCGCGAAACTAGGTACGTGTCAGGGAAGATCCCCTTCTCCACGGCAATCGACTCCAGAGCCATCAACTTCGCCTGGTGGTAGTACATGCCAATCATGTTGTCGAACTGCCCTTGCGCCGTATCCAGCGTTATCCGCATAGGGACGCTAACCATCGGCTGACCAGTTGGGTTCTCCAAGATGTCCAGCGTCACAGCGCGACGACGCCCCGCGTAAGTGTTCATCGGGACGGCGTACATGTGAGCGTCATCCTCATGCGTCGTCAAAATCAGGTGCGTTCCGTCACGATCCACGTACTCCAGCAACAGCATCTGCGTGTCCATGCGGCTGTCGTTATTACCAACCAGTTGATACAACTGCGGCCCGTAACCCATGTTCTTCAACCAGCCAACTGACCGTCGGTACGCGAAAATGCAGTCATTCGGTGTCGTTTGACCGGCCTGCGTGTCAGGGCTAGGGAACGTCTCCAACGGGTTACGCACCTGCCAAGTGGGAGTCTTGTGCTTGTAGTTCCACCGGATCACCACAGGACTCATGCCATACGCGATCATGTGACGCGCACGCTGCTTCATCTTCATCATCAGCCGGTCGGACTGCCAGTACCCGCTAATGACACGGCTAGCAGTCACCGACCGACGATGCTCGCTGCGCTTATTAGGGTCTTTCGCGGCAAAGACCACTTGAGGGGTGACGCTGCTGATACGACCCGCCATTTGGTCAACGCCCTGCGCTAGCAAGTTCGGGATGCTCGCCGGAGCGTTTCGCTCCACCTCCGGCAGCGGTACTTTCGCTTGACCATTGTAAATATCCTGAATGACCCGCATTTTCCCGTGCAGGCCGCCGTACAGCGTCACGCGCTGCTTGTAAAGCATCAGAATGTCATCGACGCTTCTCACCACATACCTCGCTTCGCGGTTGAGAGGTAACTTGGACGTTGCATACTGTACATACCCATCCTGGCGGGAGTGTAGTGGTTCTCAATAGCCAATTTCATGAACCAGGTAGCCATCAGAGTGTCATCCGTGTCCCCATCAGGGTACTGGATGGCCTCAGTAATCAGATATTGCATGTTCAACCTAGCCGTCGGGGTGCTGTACGGCATCCTAATGAAGCCCTGCCGGAACAAGTCACCAATGCTCTCAAACCCAAACTTCGGGTCACGCTTATTTACGCTTGTCGTGTGCGGAACAAACGTGATACCCGTCAATTCGATCCACCGCTGCACGTGAGGCTGGCTCAAAAGCCACCTCTGAGCCGCGTTCACCTCCACGATTACATGCGATAACGGCACGCCAGCGTCATTACCCATCTGACGAATATCACACATCAAACCGCTGAACTCATGCGTATCCAAGTCCAGCGACAAGAAATCCTCAGGGTTCATGCGCTGCCGCCACATGTTAATCAAGTACCGACGATCCGTGTTCGGGTCATACACCCACCACATCACAGCCCAAAACTCAGTAGGCGACGGGTCAACCGTCACAAACGACCAATGCTCCCGGTCAATCAAATGCGGCGGTACCTCACCAGCGTCCCTCTGCCGATCCGTACACCCAGGCGCGGGGTACCCATCCCCATCAACGCCCCCATCAATCCACTCAGGCAAAATTAAGCCACCAACATCCGTGCCCTCCTCCTGCTGGTACAGAAGCGCAAAATAACGAGGGTTCTGGAACTTAGCCTGCTCAATCATCAACCAAGGAATCCGATACGGGTCCAACAAGCACCCCTCAGGCCACGGCTTAGCCTCCGGCCCATGCTCATTCTCACAAATCGTGTCGTCATGCGCCTTATACACAACATGAGAGTACTTAGGCGTCTCATCCAAGTTCTTCTTATCCAAGCAATACCGATACAAGTCCGTGTTAGCGATCCTCTGCCCCTGAAGCAACAACACGCCACCAGGCTCCAAGCGAGTCTCAGCCTCCGAATCCCACCACTCCCGGATATTGTCCTTCGACTCCTGCGTCTTCACGTTCTTACGATCAACAAGGTCATCCCACACCACCACATCAAAGCGGCCACCAAGGAAACCACTGTCCTGACCCCACGCCGAACACGTCGGCTCCTTATCATCCAGGGCAGTCCCATCCAACTGCCGCACAACCAACGACTCCGCACGCCACATGTCACTACGACCCTCAGGCTTAAACGCCTCAAAATCATCCTGAAGAGTCGCCACCGCATCAAACGACCGACCCTCAGCAATATCCTCCGCACCCGCCCTCAACGGAGCATCCCGCTCCAGGCTCTTCTTAATCCGCGACACATACATGCGCGCCTGACGCTCAGTACGCGACCCAATCTGAATACGAACCGTACGATCCCGCGTAATCAACCAACACGGAATATCATGCGTAAACAACGTGCTCTTACCAGCCCCCGGCGGCTCATTCATCACCACATACTCACGATCCGGCGTCTCCAACCGACGCAAAACCTCATACGCAGCACGCTCCTGCCAAGGAGTGCTCCTCCGCCCAAAATACCGAAGCCGGAAAAACGCGAAATCATCCAACGCCCTCCGAGCCTCCACCGACAAAGGCTGCGACACCAACACACCAGCAACCCGAACCACCCCAAGTTCAGCCGCCGCAACCAAACCACCCGAACCCTGATCCCCCCGCTCAAACCGATACGCAGTAGACCTACTAATCCTCGCCTTACGAGCAGCCTGATCCACCCCCTGACCAGCATCACGATGGCTGAAATAAGACTCCCACCTACGCAAGTCAGCCTTCTTCACCCCCACACAGTAATCCACAAGATATCCACAAGCAACCAACCATGACACAACTAATCAGAGCGCATATATACCTGGTATCAGGGGGGGAGCACCGGCACAGCCCCGGTCAACCGCCTCTCGGTGCTACTTGACGCGCACGTAAGAGCACTGCAAGTGCTTGTGGTGTGGGGTTGTCTGCATTGTGTGTGTTGGTGTGTCCTGTACCCCCCTCTCTAGTTACTTGTGTATGTGCCGCTAATCGTCGCCGCAGGTTTCATTCATGTAGGTGGTTGTGGTGAGTGGTGGGTGCTTGACTTTTATGGGCGATCCCTCATTGTGAGGGATTCGCCCTCCTTGTTAGTTAGGAGAAGAA